CCACTTAAGATTTTTGACTATATCGACGGTGAAATGAAGGAGCTCCTGCAAGAGGGTGCTCCGATCAGGGCTCTAGTAGTTGACTCCATAAAGAGCATTCGCTATCCAAAGGAAGTAAATAAGAAGCAATCTACGGATATGCTCATGGGTGGCACCGGTGCAGCATATTTGCCATCGGCATTGAAGATGGTCGTGCCGCTGGTCTCCGAATTCAACCTGTATACCTTCCTGATTCAGCAAGTCTCTATCGAGATTGACCAAATGAAAGCTATGCGCAATCCTTTCGTCCTCCCGGATGGACAGGCTTTGAAGCATGCAGCCGATATGATGTTGGAAATCACCAAGTTGGATACCAAGAATGGTGTTGTAGAGAAGGGTGAGACTCTCACTGGATCTGCGGCTCAGGTGGGTCATAAGGTTAGGGTGAAAGTGAAGAAGAATCGACTGGGAAGACCAGCTCGTGTTGCCCAGTTCACGTATCACTACGACCACGGAGTGGTTGATACAGCTAACGAGATCTTTGATCTGGCTAAGTCCCTAGGTATCGTGTTTCATCCTGTAAACCCAGATACGGGTAAGGAAAACTCCATGATGTGGCAGTTTGGGAACTATGACCCGATCCGAGGAGAAAACAACATGAGGACGTTTGTTGCGTCCGATAGGAAAATTCAAGACGAGGTTATGGCAGCCTGTAACCAGTTCAAGGATGAGTCCGTGCAGCTACTCGACGCCCACGGTTTTGTCACTGAGCTGGAGGATTCTGTAACACTGGAAGATTAATGATCTACTTCACTTCTGATCCTCACTTTGGACATGCTAACGTCATCAAGTACTGCAATAGGCCATTTGCCTCTGTAGAAGATATGACAAGGGCACTAATCACTAATTGGAATGAGGTTGTAACAGCGGATGATACTGTCTACTGTCTTGGAGACTTCAGCTTGGCAACAAGATCTGTTGAAGCTATCACCCCAAAACTCAATGGCATTAAGCTCTTGGTTCCTGGAAACCACGATTACTGTCATTCCTACCATAAGAAGGCCCGTAACGAAGAGAACCGCAAGAAGTGGATTGCTCAATACGAAGCCTGGGGATGGAAAGTGCTTTCGGAGCAAATGACCCTCGACATTCCTGGAGTAGCTACCGTCAACATATGTCACCATCCATATCATCTCATTGAGCCTGGTGATGACAAGTATGAAGCTTGGCGTCCTAAGGACGATGGTAGATGGCTACTATGCGGCCATGTACACGAGAAGTGGAAAATTGCAGATCGTATGATAAATGTGGGCGTAGACCAATGGGGTTTCAAGCCTGTCTCTATTGAGGAAATTTCAAGGATCATATGCTCATCGACTATACAACATCGGCCGGAATAAGGATCATGTACGATACTGGTGGACACGATATTCTCACCATCAGTGATATTTGCAACGTGGCAATGCTGTATGTGCAGCGCCACCCAATGATCTTGCCCGACTCTGTGTTCATGCGTGTGAACGTCCTTACGGATGTTGCAAAGTGTTTCGCGACGTCTGTTATTTCAGTTTCTCAGAGTGACCTCTTGTCTGGTAAACAGCGAATGATAGCGCACACAGGGTGTGGTCCATTAGTCATTTATCCTTTGCCGTGGGGATGGCAGGGTCCAGAAGTGCTTATCGGCATTAAAGACGACTACAACGAATATGATATTGACGCTCTTTTCGAAAAGATTGTTTTAAAAGGCTGCGACCGCGAATGAAAACGCTTTTCATTGGAGACCCGCATCTCAAGATCAACAGGTTTGATATTGCAATGACCTTTCTCGCTTGGCTCAACAAGACCATTGATGAGCAGAAGCCAGATCTTGTTGTCAATCTTGGAGACACGTTCGACACCCATGCGGTCTTGCGCTCTGAAGTGCTTAATGAATTCATGAAGCACGTCTATTACGTCCTAGCCAAGGATATCCCATATGTGTATCTGGTGGGCAATCACGACATGTACAAGCCACACGATCCTAAGTATCATGCCATGCTTCCTTTCAAGGGCAAGATCAAAAATTTTCACATCATCGACGAAACCACTGACCTCTTCGACATGACTTTCGTACCATATCAATACGACGGTAGTAAGTTCCCTAAGAAGACTCTCCCTGTGTGTGTAGCGCACCAAACATTTATTGGAGCAGATTATGGCCCTATCAGAGCAACAGAGGGAGTCGATGCGACTTGCATTGAAGGATGCGAAGTCATTATCTCAGGGCATATCCATACCAGGTCGATACTCGGATCCGTTATATATGTCGGTTCTCCATTTAGTCAGTCTGCTTCAGACGTTGACCAAATCAAGGGTATCACCATCTTTGATAGCAGTACGTTCGCTCAGAGTTTTGTCCAAACTCCGCTCCCATCATGGAGAAGACTTTCTGCAGTGGTATCGCCATCTACCACGATCGAAATGATTCATAAGATGGTATGCGAACTTGTCAAGGATAGTAAAGACCATTGGGTTTTAGAACTTGAAGGTCCTCAAGCGGAGATCGTTGGATATTTAGGATCAAAAGGATATTCGGAAACGATCGCGGGAGTTGATGTTAAAGTAAAGACGAAGTTCACTGACAAAGAGAAGAAGAAACTTTCTATCGAAGCAAAGTCTATGGAACACATTGTATCAGAGTTCATAGCTAAAGTGTATGGTGGTTCCATGGACAAAGAAGAGTTAATGAAGTGCGCTAAGTTAGTTCTGGATGAGTCTAGACTTAGCAAATGAAGTTATCCACCTGGTATAATAGAGCTATGGTGGGTAGCACCAAGGAGTGAAATATGGAACAGCAAGAGAAATTCTCTCTTGAGGAAATGCTGAATACGCAGAGATGGTTGTTGAACAACAATCTCGTGCCGGATTCTGTAAAGAATCAACTGTTCTTTTATGGCTCTATAGTTCATTCGGAAGTACAAGCCGTCGAACTAAAGATTCGTCCTGAGATTAAAAGTGTAGATTATACTGTGTATCTATGCAAAGATCTCATTAAAAAGATGGAACGATATAAGAAGCTATCCACTGCCACGTCGTTGTTCGGCCTCTGGCAGTTCAAGCGCTTCCTAAAGAAGGAAGGAAGTTTGGACTTCCATAGCATGATCAATTCGTTTGTCAGGGACTATTGTGGACCCAATTGGGCCGCTACCGTCACTATTGCCGACTTCGACGCCTACATAGATAGCATCGGAGTCGAAGGTGAGCCCGGCAGACCAAGTCAGCACCCTGATCAATCGTCTAACTAAGGACGAAGATCTACGACAAGACCTTTGGGTGCACTATCTTAGTGGTCACTCTCCCTCCACACTTGCGTCCTACCTAGACAAGATTAATGCCGAACTCGCAGCTGACGAAGCTATTCGCGAGCACATATGGTGCGCTCTAAACGAGCACAACCTAGATCGCTTCTCCTACCTACTAAGTCAATTAAGTGAAACAGAACAATCTGTTGCGTGCCTACTTGCACTTGGGCTTACAATAAGTCAATTGAGCGGGTATAAGGGTATTAGCGAGATAAGGATTAGGCAGGTTATTGCCGTTATGGAGGATAACGACTGCTGGGAAGAGTTATATGCTGAAGAAAAGACTAACAGAAGAAGAGCGTCACGGTCTAAGTGAAGAAGAGGCAAAGCTTGCCGAAAAGTACCTTAGGAAGCATAAGACCGCTGGTGCCTTAAAAGAACTAGAGGCAGCGAAGTTATTTGAGTTGTATTTGCTTGGGGAATCTCTAGCGAAGATCGCGCAGCAGTTCCCGCAGTATCCACTTGGGCAAGTCGCTCTCACTGCTGCTCTGCGCGGTTGGCCACATGATCGCGACAAGATGATGCACACCCTTCAAGACAGAGTAAAAGCCAAGGTAGTTAAGTCTGTTTTGGAACAGGTTGACTTCCTGACGGCAATGATGTCTGTAGCGAATGCAGAACACCTTGAGAGTATGGTTAAGTACTGTCAGGATCCCCTTAATAACCCAAAACCTTCGTTGCGCATTGAGAATATTAAGGAATACAAGGATGTCGCGGAGACATTGTATAAGATCGTTTCTGGTGCTACTCCGTCTGGCAAAGACAAAGGTAAGAGTCCTATGTTTGATGCCCTCTCGCCGCAACATGCCAGAGAGCGTCTAGAGCAGAAACCAGAAGAACCAGATGCTGCGACCATGATGGCAGAGGTTATAGAGATTAACAATGGGTCGACCTAAAATTAATACTGGTTTGTGCCGGTGGTGTAAAGATGCACCGGCACAAACCAAACAACTCTGTTCTGCTTGTTATAAGCGTGATTATTATGTCAAACATAATTACACTGAAAATCTTAGCAGAAAGAAACACAATAAAAAGAACAAAGATAAGATGGCTTTGAGAAAGAAAAACAGAGAGCAAACTGATTTAAATTATCGTTTAGCCAACAGATTGAGACATAGGTTGTGTACTGCGATCAAGGGTGGTGGCGCTATTGACAATTTAGGTTGTTCAATAGCTCAATTAAAGGTTCGTTTAGAGTGTATGTTCCAACCGGGCATGACATGGAGTAACTGGTCTAAAGATGGTTGGCACATTGATCATATTGTGCCACTTGCGCGTTTCAATCTAGCCGACCCCGAACAGCTTGCTAAGGCATGTCACTATACTAACTTGCAGCCATTGTGGGCGAGTGACAACATTAGTAAGGGTAATAGATAATGGCAAAAAAGACGCCACTCACTATTGAGCAGCAACAGAAACTACTTCTTACTCCTTGTAAAAACAGACAAGAGTTGAAGAACTGGATTAAGTATCATTTGGACTTGGAATTACCAGATGTTACCGTGTCGCGCTATTCAGATACGAATCCACTAGATGTTATCTACGAAGTGTACCGCATTTGCGTTCTTAAGAATAATCCGGATAACATTCAAGAACTTCTATTTGTGGCTGGTCGAGGTTCTGGCAAGACGCTTGGTATGGCTATCGCTGAACTATTGGTGATCTTACATGATCAACGCGGCGTGGTACACGTAGGCGCTATTCAGAATCAAGCTGATCGCTGCTATAACTATCAGAAAGGTTTTCTATACAATCGCAAGCTGAAGCCGATCGTACTTAATCCAGATGTCGCTGAGGATGAGCGCATTCTAGAGAAAGCTAACATGTCGAAGTCCATCTTCAATGTTGGTAGTGAAAAGGTGACACTCGAAGTCCTTCCTTGTACGTTAAAGTCCGTTAATGGGCCGCACGAACCATTGGTTGTTGTTGACGAGATTGATACGGTCTCTGGTGAAGGTTTAATTGCATTTAAAGACATCGGCGGCATGCTAGATTCCAAGAAGGGAAAGAAGGCCCTTCGCATAGGCATTTCCACGCGTAAGTCTCGCTACGGTTTGATGAATAAGAAAATCGAGGAGATGGAAGGAACCAGTGACAAAACTCGCGTGGTCCGTCGTTGGACCGCCTTCGAGTTTACTGAGAGGTGCCCAGACAGTCGTTCTGGTACGAAGCACATGGACATGTATGTGAACCAGGACAAGATGGAAGTCTTGAGTACGGAAGAGTTTTCCAAGAAAGATAAGAACAAGCAGAAGGAATATCAACATTATAAGGGGCTTGAGGGTTGTTATAAGTGCCCTTTGTTTTCCATGTGTCTTACTGATGCCAAGAAGCAGACATCAACTTCTCCAATGCTTAAGACCATTGATGAGATGATCCAGAAAGTCCGCTCCGAAGGTGCGGATTGGGCCCTTGCCCAGTTGATGAACCTAAAACCTTCCGTAGAAGGCATCATCTTCCGTGAGTTTGACGAAAAGGTACATATTAAGAACTGGAACGAGATGTGGAAGATCTTAGTTGGCAAGGAGTTCCCAGGTGAGTGTACCCATGATATCTTCGTGAAGAAGTGCCATGAGATGAACATTCCATGCTACGCTGGTATCGACTGGGGATTCACGTCCCCTAATACTGTAGTGTACTTCTTTGTAGATGGTAGAGACAACATCTATGTAGTGAGATGTGAGGGCATGACTTACATCAGCAATCCTACGTGGATGATGCATCTAAAGACCAAGTACCATACTATGTATCGCTGTCAACTGTATGTGCCTGATAGCGCCGACCAGGGCAACGTTTTAGAGATGCAGAAGATTGGTCTTCCTGTTGCTAACCAGAAGGACAAAGGTCAGATCAACGCTGGTATTCAAGTCATTAAGAAATTTCTCAAGGTTCCAGGGTCTATGGACGCTAAGATGTTCTTAGCTAGAGATACAACTGTTCCTTTGGTGAGGGAATTCAGTCTTTACCACTATAAGACGGACAGTTCGGGTCTTATTACCGACGATCCAGACACAGAACACGACCACTGGATCGATGCTCTGAGGTATCCAATGACCCTATTGTTTGGCAAGAGTGTCTTAGTCCTAGGTAGTGGCTTGGCAGATGGGGCAGCAAACCTGCAGACCTCGGATGGCAGCTTTCATAGAATGCCAACTCCTACTGAGTTTGCGGCAGCCCAGGGCATACAGATGAGCGGACAGGAACCTGATCGTTCTAAACTTGGTAAGATAGGTAAAGCGTCTGAGTTGGAGGAATCTGGCGACGATGATGACTCTATGGGTGGCTCAGGTGGCTTCCTTTGGAGTTTCTAGGACGCTTTAAGTCACCTAAAGGTATAATTACAGCATGGCTTTCTGGGATAATTGGTTAAAGAATAGAATAGCTGGCGAGATTGATGAGTTGCTCAAGGCAGATGGCGTCTCTGCGGCTACTGAAGTACCAGCAGGCGGCATCTCGTCGTTTGCTTCTCCTGAGACTCCGGCATCTGCCAACGGTGATAAACTTCCCGACGTACCTGAGCAAGATCATGACGCGGGCAAGCAAATTGGTCGCAAGGCCTATGTTGACGACCCGTACTTTGACCTTATCGGGTCACAGGTTAACTATAAATTCAAGCTAACACGAATCTCGAATAAGACCTTGAAAGAGGTCTCTGTCAGAGATTGGCTTATTTCTGCCATTATCCAGTGCCGCGCTGATACGCTGGTTCGTTTTTCTAGGCCTGAGCATCGCCGCTTCGAGATGGGCTTTCGCGTTGTTAAGAGAGATGGTGAGTCTCACTATACTGATGCTGAGAAGGATGAGATTGCGGCAATAGAAGATTTTATTTACAATTGCGGTCGCAAGCAGGGTACTCCGTATGACGACAGGAAGCAGTTTGGCGAGTTCCTGAAGGTGGTGGGTCGTGATGCCCTCACGTTCGGACACGTAGCTATTGAAAAAGTGAAGACGCGTGCTGGTGGCTTGCACAGGTTTAGACCTCTACCCGCTGAGTCCATGTACCTCATCAATAAGGCCCTCTCCAAGGAGCAGGTCTCTTCGAACGCGATGAAGAACTATCAACTCACTCGTCCTAAGAGCGACAACGATCCTAAGGCAAATCAAGTCATTAATGAAGTCGAGAATGAGTTCATTAAGTACGTTCAGATCTCATACGACAATAGGCCTCTTGCCACGTTTGGTGACGAGGACCTCATCTTCAAACTTTTCAATCCGCAAAACTTTGCAGACTCGATGGGTTATTGCTACTCTCCACTAGAACTTGCGATTATCAACATTACTAATCACATGAATGTGGAGAACTACAATTCTAACTTCTTCACGCACGGTTATGCAGCACGCGGTGTGTTGCACCTTAAGGGCACTGTAACTCAGTCCCAACTTGCAAACTTCCGTAGGACTTTCTATAACAGTATTACTGGTCACCAGAACGCATGGAGAACCCCAATCGTTGCAGGTCTTGATGAAGTTCAATGGGTACCAATGTCCGCTAACGCTAAGGAGATGGAATACCTCAACTATAACAACCATCTTATGCGTATTTTGTGTGCTCAGTTCCAGATTGACCCAGTCGAACTGGGATTGGACTACCTCATCTCGTCCACCGGCCGCGCTCCTATGCAGCAGGCCAGCAACGAGTATAAGATTACCTACTCTCGCGAACGCGGTCTTGTCCCGCTGCTCATGTTCATTGAAGATCTAATCAACAATGATGTGATGCCGGCTATCGATCAGGCTCTTTCCGTAAAGTACAAGTTCGTTTTCACAGGTATGACGGAAGAGACGCCACAAACTGAGATTGCTCAGATGCAGGCGGAAATGACCGTTTGGAAGACGATGAATGATCTCCTGCAGCAAGCACAGAAGGAAAAGATCAAGGAGCCAGCAGCAGATCTGCCTCTAAACCAGGCGTTCTGGGCTTTAGTCGAGAAGAACTACACTCGCGGCGAGATCCGCGAAAACTTCTTTGGTGACAAGGGAGCAGCGCAGCGCAGAGAACTCCAATATATTCCAGGAGATCAGGCCTTCATGGCTTGGCAGCAACTTCTTCTCACTATCGACAAT